CCCGTGCAGGAATGGTTGTTGTGTTAACTTCACGACCAACCAAACCTCGGCCTGATACTTTTACTTGGCGATACTGAGGGATTGCGTCCATCAAGTCAACGCCATTTAGTGTGATATTGTCAGAAGGCTTAATTTTAGCCTTACTACTGTATACTGCTACCATTAAAACCTCCTATCAATAATAGTAGTTAAGCCGTGATTGGCTTTGTTGCGTGTGCGTGATGTCTTCTACTAACTGACCGAACTCTCTTTGATTGATAATGATTTTCTGATTCCCCTTTCGTTCTAGTAACTCAATTACCTTACTCATCATCTGAGCTTGCATATCAGAGAACTTAGCCATAATCTTTTCAAAGCTTTCGGAGTCAGAAGACTGATTGTTGTTTGTTGTAACAGTTGTAGTTCTAACAGAATTTATCTTTTGGAAGAATGGAGAGTTCTCAGAGAATTTCTCATAACCAATACCATCCTTATAGTGAGGGAATAACTTCTTTGTCATACTAGCCCGCAAGACTTTAGAACCTCGTGGTAGTGACAACATGACGTTACGCCCTTCAGGGATAAACGCTTCACCACTTGGTAGTGTTACCAACTCACGATACAAAGGCCCGCTTTCGTCATTGACTACGGCCATACCGCCCTTGTGGTAGTTTGTACCTCGCTCATAACCAAACAAACGACCGACACTATTTACAACCCTATTCACTACTTCGGTAGCCGTGATGGTTGTATGCCAGAAGGTCGGAATAGAACGGATACCATAATCCGCTCTTCCTGCAGCATCAATAGCACTTGAAGCGTCCGCTGTGATTGGTTTAGTTGGACTGCCCAATGCATTCCATTCACTTTGCTTATTAATGGCTGACTGTCCAGCGTTTAGCGCATTAGATGAATCTGCAGTAATAGGCTTGGTCGGACTACTTAGAGCGTTCCACTCACTCTGTTTATTGATGGCTAATTGACCTTGAGAAGTTGCATTTGAAGCGTCTGCTGTAATTGGCTTAGTAGGTACGCCAAAGGAATTGTATGCGCCAAGAGCGCCTACACCTATTGCAGAACCTTCAACAGCGGAGCTTGGATCAACTTTAATTTGTTTTACATCCGCTGGCGTTCCATTCCACTGTGCGAGTTTGTCAATAGTTAGTTGTGTATTTAATATCCCATTCTCTGGATTCACTTTTAAATCTTTAGGGAACGGATTTGTTGCATCCCATTCAGTAAGCGTTTGTGTAGACCGGTTAACAGCATTGCGAACTTCAGTATCTTTTGCAACAAGTTCTTTTTGTTGTGGAGTTAATAAATTCCAATTATCCAATGCGGCCTTGGCAAGAGAAGCTTTGCTCATCACTTCCTTGTTATCCATCAACAATTGCTTAACTTCAGCAGGCATACTGTTCCAAGTCTTCAAGTGACTCTCGCTATCGAAGATAGCTTGCAGTCCAGACTTGCCATCTACTATTAACTTCTTCTCTTCAGGGGTCATTTCATTCCACTTACCAGATTCAACTAACGCTTCCGCTATTGTTGCTCTAGCATTTGTGGTAATGTTTGCTTTTTTGGCAATGATCTTTAATTGCTCCCAACCCTCAACGGATTTAGTAGCCTCTCCAATCACTTCTTTCACATTGGACTTGATTGTGAATTTGCCATTCTTATCAATGTTACCAACCAAGAGAGACCAAGCGTCGTTGGCTTCTCTTGTGCTTTGAGACATATCTTTCGTATACTTGGCTAACATACTATGAGAATTGCCGACTTTAGAAGATGCCTCGGATGCTTTCTTACCAATCTCTTCATAAGAAAGTCCGTACTCTTCTAACGTCTTCTTCGCTTCTTCCCAATAGTTCCAACTTTGGCCTGTTTTAGCTTTTAGCTTACCATCTAAAGCCTGCATGACTTCGTAATACTTCTTACCGATACGTTCCATAGTGGAAGAGTGTTCACTTTCCAAAGTTGCTAGCTTTGTATTATATTCTTTCTGCGTAAGAGCTTTTTCTTCCAATAGGAATTTAAGTTCCTCCTTAGATTTCTGATAATACTTATTCTCAGCTTTCATAGCTTCTTCTAGTGAAGCCTTGCTTTGTTTAAGTTGCGTCTCGTTCAGTTGGTAGATTTCTCCATTCAAAGCTGTTAGGATTGCTGCCTGCTTCTTCTTGGAAAGGTGCATAACATCCAACTTAGCCTTGATCATTTCGTTCTGAGCATTTAAGACGATTTCTTTTTCTTCTGCTGAGAACTTGCTCACATCACCATTGTGGCGTTGGTAAATCTCATTTACCTGATTCATCATGGCTGATGTGTTATCCACAACTGCTTGGTTGTGTTTTCTAGCGTTTTCTACTTGCTCTTCACTTAGTCCCCACTTCTTGGCTAGTTTTGACACTTTGGCATCAGCTTCTGCCGCAGACTTAACAATACTGTCGTACATATCCTTAAAGGCTTTACTTACCTTCTCAACACCGTCAGCTTGATTCACAAAATCATTGATGGCGTTCTTGGATTCGTCAACCGTATTCTTAAATTGTCTAAGTTCTCTCCGTTCTGTATCGCTAACCGCAACACCAAACTCCTCTGTAGCTTCTCTAGCTTTATCCTGTTGATAACTTAAATAAGCTAATCCACCAGCCAAGAGAGCTACACCCGCAATAACAGCACTTGTTGGATTGAACAGAGCTGTAAGCAATGAACCTTTGCTTGCTAGACCGCCTACACTTTCTGCAGCAGTTGAAGCAGAACTTCCAATTCCTGTAAAGGAAGAAGCGATTGAAGTTATACCTTCTGTAGATTTAAAAACTCCTATAGCAGATTTGATACTACCTACAAACTTTGCTACTCCGCTTAGTGTTTTACCAAGTGCGCCAGTTAGCAAACTAAGAGCACCTGTAAACGGACTGACGGCTGCTGCTGCAAGACCGAACTTAACAATCATCGTTTGTGTTTCTGGTGATAGTTCTTTAAACCAATCGATCACCTTGATTCCTTCTTTTAGGAAGTCATTGATAATCGGAAGCAGTTTAGAACCAATCTCAATACCCAATACTTCAAACTCTGCTTTAGCTTTGGCTAATTGGTTTTGTGATGACTGCATCATTGTCTCAGCCATGCGCTTGGTTGCGCCATGAGCATTTTCAGTTTCTTTAGTCAGATTACGCAAAGCGTCTCCACCTTGTGCGATCAAAGCATTGAAACCTGCTTGCCCTGTTTTACCTACTGCTTGAGAAAAAAGCGCTGCTTTTTGCGCACCAGTTAAACCTTCAGTGTTCTTGCGTGCCAAGTCTAATACATCTGCAAGAGTGAGGTTTCCTGCCCTAAATTCTTCAACAGAGATACCTAGTTCATCAAATGCAGCTTTCTGTGATTTAGTTGGTTTAACCAATGCTGTCAGTACGTTACGTAAGTTCGTACCTGCTTTTTCACCTTCGATACCACGTTGAGAAAGCAAACCGACTGCCGCTGCAGTTTCTTCTAAAGAAATACCTGCGGTTGCCGCCATCGGGCCGACATATTCCATTGCCACACCGATGCTAGAGAAATCCGCTGCGGTCTTATTAGCTACGAATGTCAAACTGTCTGTCACTCGTTGAGTGTCTTCTGCTTTCAAGTTGAACTGTTCAAGAATTGCAGTAGTTGCATGCATGACTGTTCCGAAGTGTTCGCCTGAGGCTTTACTTGCTTCCAATACGTGAGGCATTGCCGCCATCGTTTGATTAGCATCGTAACCCCTACGGATCATTTCAGTCATACCTTCGATGACTACATCAGTAGACAAACCATACTCGGTTGCGTACTTCTTGACAGAATCACTTAACTGCGTCATAACACCAGTTAGTTTAGTGGCTGGTACATCATCTGCAATCAGGGCTTGAATGGTCATCATGCCATTTTCAAACTCTGCTGCACTCTTGACTGCTGCACCAAAACCAATTGTTAAAGCAGCAGACATACCTCTTGTAGCAGAACTAATCCTTCCGAGGCCTTGGCTAATATTTGTCAACCCTTGCCCTGCTCGTGCAATAACACTATGCTGTGAATACTGTTCTTTAATGGCGTTAGCAAGCTCTCCACGGTAAGCGACCAACTTCGCTTGACCTTCTTGGTAGCTTTTAGCCAATCTATAAGACTGATCTGTTAGCTCTCCTGTTGCGGTTTTACTTCTTTCAAAGTCTTGAGCTAGTTTATTTTGATAAAGTGATTGTTGCTGGATAGCACCTTTTAAAGTGTTTATCTTATCACCGTAGGCCCTGAAAGCTTCAGCTCCATTCTTGGCATACTTGATATGTGCATCGCTGGTTCGGAGTTGCCTGTCATACGTTGCGATACTACGTTGAAAGGACTTTAGACTGTTACTTGATTCTGTTAGCTTTTGAGCAAAGCCAGAATTGTCCAAGCCAAGGTGGACAACCATATTTCCTAATGGTGTTGCTATCTTAACCACCTCCTGTGCTCTTTATAAAGTCTTCCAATGACATGACTTCTTCTTTCTCTTCTTCCTCAATATCTGTATTTAATACAGCTATGAGGGTTTCAAAGTCTGTTTCCATAATGTCATTGATTGTAAATCCGCTACCGTTTGCAACAAGGCTTTTAACTAGTTTGAGGAATCTTTCTCTACCATCTGACGGGCTAACTCCTGTAGCTTTGGGTCTTCTTCTTTTCTCACTCCAATGGCTGTTAAGATAATATCGTCTACAGTCTCTTCAAGTTCCCATGCGTTTAATCCATCAAGGATAGCTTTTGCTGTAACTTTCTTAGCTGAGAATAGAGAAGCACAAAACTCAATTCTGTCCATCAGATAATCTTTAGGAGAATAAGTTTCACCACTTTCTAGCTTTGCTTGTAAATCCCAAAATTCCAATACCTTGCGTGCAGGTACTTTGTCTTGTTCATACGTTACCTTATCATCGTTTTTGTCTCGTAAGGTCAACTTTAATTTTGTCATTGTGATTCCTTTCTAAAAAGAAAAAAGATGGGTTGCCCCATCTTATGCTATTAAGCAGATTCAATACCAAGTTGTTTCTTCAACTCTTTGATCTTCTCTTCTTCTTTACCGATGTACTTCACAACGTAAGAACCTTTAGTTTCATCAGCGTCAGAAGCGATAGAAGAGAACTTGAACTTGTCACCGTCTGGTTCTTCTTGCGAACCTTTCTTAGTCTTCATGTCAATGTCTGCTGCAGAGAACTGACCTTTGAAGAAACCGATGTAGGCTTTTTCACCAGCAAGAGTTTCAGATTCCAAAAGCAAAGAGCAGTATGGAGGCTCTGTATCGTCACCGATGTATACCAAACCATTCTTTTCTTTGTATCCGAGGATTTTGTTTACTGCTTTTTCCAAAAGATCAAGTAATGTAATATCAACCTTTACATCACCTACACCTTTGTTTGCTACGTAGTAAGCCAAGTCTGAACCGAAGGCTTTTACTGGATCAGAAGACAAACCAGTGATGTTTGCTGTTTGCGTAGCACCTTCCCCTTGCTTACCTTCAACTTTAAATACGTTTGTTCCAGGTGTAGGAGTATCTGGAGTACCACCAAACACACGGACAGTCGCACGTTTAAAACCAACTAATGTCATTTAATTAATTCCTTTCAATATTCAATATCATAAAGCTGAGCTGAACCACGGTAAGTTCTTGCATCAACATACCGCTTCGTTCCCTCAAAGTATTCATCTAAGCTACCTGATTGTTGAAAGAAGTTTAAATCTAACAAAACTTTCTCAACTTCTCTAGCTAGCCTCTTTGTCTCGTAGTAGTCACTACTTTCTACGTTAATCTGATAAGTAAAATGTCTTTGCAAGAACTTGTCACTTGCAAATGCGCTCTGACTAGGAGGATTTAATGCAATCAAAACAATACTGCTTGCGTTTCCTGCTAGACTTTCTGGGCGCTGAAACATACCGATATGCACATCTTCTAAGTTTAGCTTTTCTAATGCGTCACAGATAACGTCTCCCATGTTCTTCATCTAGCCAATTCCTCCAATTTCTCACGCATGCGTTCAGCAAAAGGAGCTTGCTGTGCTTCTGCATACTGCCTTAGTTTCCCAAATCCTCGGATATTTCCGTTAGGAGGGTAGGTTTTACCATATTTAGTAAATCCAAACTCGTTCAAATGTTCTAGTCTCCAACGTGAACCAGCTCC